CGCCGCAAGCTTAAGTGTTACATGCACTTATCCAGAAAATTCTCCCTCTCGATGTGATATGAACTCACAACCGGCATCATTCCGTGTTCATGCAAGACGTTATTCACGTCGGCACTAAACTTTCTAAAGAAGGGCAACCCCCAGTGAAATGCAAATTTAAGAGCATCCTGTAAATTAACTCTAAGTTGTGCAATGTCATCATCTGACTTGCGCACCCAATTTGTAAGCTCGTAGATGGTATCTTGAGCAATGGGAGCCAAGTAGAAACTTTCTCTTCCTGCGAGTGGTTTAAACCCACATTTCAAAAAAGTGCAATTCAGTAGGGGCTGAACTTCATATTCATCTTCCTTATTTTCGGAAGTGCTGACAATTCCATGCATTGCCAAAGCATCTGTGACTGTTTTCAGATTGAAAAAGCTTTGTAACCATTCCGCGACGCCATAAACGCCGTCATCCCCGTAAGCAATTTCACGAACTCCGGTCCTATACAGCTTCATAGGAGTGTCTATCAGTCGCGCCATCAATTCATTAGGCAAGAAAAGTTGTTTAATCTTGCAAACCAGTTTGATCATTCTCAGCACGGCCAGTAAGGCAAGTCTAGCATAACACACGTTCACTTTGGTGTTAATAACTGCAGTTCCCGGATTTCCACTCGGGTTTCCTTTCTTCTTCCATAACATCAAACAACCAACCAAAACAAGAGAGTGCACACAATCAGAAGCCAGAGTAAGCCTAACATTATCATCTTCCTCAGTCCAGTTAGGATCATGTACTTTGTACCACTTATTGACTTCAATTGTAAGCAGAATCATCAAATCAGCATCCGTTAATCCATCAAAATTTTCGTAATCAATCCCAAATCCACTTTTTCCAACAGTTGTTATCCTTCGAAAAATAACCGTCCAATCCATTGAAAAGGGATCTACACCAACAGCAGAATAAAATTGTCCTGCATTTGCATAGAAATTAACAAAAAATGCCAAAAAATATTTTCTGTACAATTGAACCCAATCAGCGCCAGCAATCATGAATGCTCTCGTCTTGCCTTGCAAAATCTTCTTCTTCTTTCTCCTCTCATCTTTCAAACAAGAAATCCACAAATGGGGAACTCTTTTTCGCTTCTTTGCATTGTCTTCTCTTTTCAAATACATCTCGCGATACCTCCCATCTTTGATCCCATCAAAGGTTTCAGTATCGTACAACCACGATTTCCCTTTCTTGGAATTCCATTTAACAAAAGGAAAACCAGCAGAAGATGTTAAATTCATTCTGTCGCAGAATGGAATAGTTTCATTTCCAAAAATAGCCTCATGATCTGTCAAAACTCTGGGTTGCATAATCAATTTCCATGAATACCAATCGCTAGCCACATCCTTAACTACATATTTTAAGTCATCATAATAGAACGGTTTGGATTCTTTCCCATATTTCTCAATTGCATTGTAAAGTGGGGTTCCATCAAACGTCCATCGTGGGTCTTTGACTGATAAAATAGCAGGTTCAGTAACTGGCTCTCTGATCTTCCCATGAATGGGAGATTTTCTTATTTCCGTCTTCATTGGCATCTTCACTTCTAAGGATTTCGCAATAATTCCTTGCAATCTAAATTCTCCTTTGGGCATGATAACTTCTTCTGGATCTGCAACATAATGAGGAAAAGCCTCTTGCAACTCACTTTCTTCTGGCAATTGTATAATAGCTTCGTCGTCCAAAAACGAATTGATGGTACTCTCTATTACTTCAGCAGGCACACAAACAGAATATCCGATGTCTCGTCCCGGTAAACCGGCAACATGCATTCCCAAGATTTTCTTTCTAATGCCATTATTCCTAGCTATCAACAACGAACCACAATCTCCTTTAGATGTTCCAGCATTATATTCAAAAATGTTCAAATTTTCCACATCATAATTTATAATGCAATTATCCTTATAAACAAGTCCTCCTCTTCTCTGCGCATCAACAACATGTTGAATAACAAGGTCTTCAGGTGTTAAAGTAATAAGGTTTGCTCCTGTTTTTGAAACATGAGGCAAATCTGTCAAAGTCATGAAATGTTGAGTGATTTTCCTTTTTGGCACAAATCCAAATCCAAGCTGATAAATCGCAGCATCTAATTTCGCCAATTGTCTCAATTTTTCTGAAGAAAACACTTCTATATGGGTTTCTTTCTGATTACCACGCAAATAAGTGATGGTCATTTCGGTTCGTTCTTCCATTTGATCAAAATAGTGGAGAGGAGCTAACAAATAATTCCTATCCACTATTATGCCAAGCATACTTCTCATCTGGTTGGCTGTAAAAGCCTTAATTCTCACGAAATTTCCAACAATTAAATTGCGCACACTGTCAGCAGTGCTATCAGCCGAACCTTGCGGAACAGCCTTAGGTTTCTCTCCAACGTAATACGCATTTGTATTCTTTTTCCTCACCTTCTCAACTGATGTTAAACTAGGCAAGATTCCGTTCTTCAGAGCATCTTCAACAATTGGTTCAATACACGCCTCAGTTTCAGCAGCATCAGATCCAGTTTCTTTTGCAATAAGGGCAGTAACTTTCTTAACTAACGCAGTATTTTTTGTCCAGTCCTTTACAACAACAGCTTTATCTTTCACATACTTCACATATTTTGTTTCCTTCAACAAACCAAAATATTCACACAATTTGGCTTCTATCTTATCAGTATAATCTTTACATATCCACCGGAGTAGGCGATATCCAAGGAAAAATCCCGCAGCCATTGCTCCCAATTTCAATGTTTTCATTATCCAGGGGTGATCTTCAAAATACTTCAAAACAGCTTGAGTTTTCGTATTAACCCATTGTCGCAATGTAGTTGTCACACCAGGCTCATGCAGCTTAGTTTGATCAGCTTCTCTCTTCATCAACTTGTCCAACAAGGTGTTTCGATCTTTCATTTCCATATCTTTTAGTACAGTCTCCCATACACTCATGGCCTGAAATTGATCATCATTAGCATCACTCGGCAAAGCCAAGATTTGCCAATTCTCTCCTTGTTTTATGAACATGTTTCGGAAATCAGCTTTCTTCAAACATTCACCGAACTCAGTTGGCGTGTGTGATTCTCCAGTATCCATTTGGTCCATTCTATTACTCTCATTAAAAATCTTTTGCCAATCATTAACTCTTCGCTCAATTTCATCAGTCGTATCTTCAGGATACATAGATTGCAGTGTTTTTCTGATCTCATCAGCATCGGCAACATGAGTCCAAGAAGTGGGATACAATTTAGTTCTCAACAGTTTCTTATAACCAATATACTTTCGTTCATCAGTATCTTGTATGTCCCAGGCAGTATCTCTCAACTTATTGAACTCTTCCTCATCAGTCATTTGCGTTTCAGCTCCAGCTTCAACTTGCTTTACAACTTCTTCAACAGCTTTCGCCACAGCAACTGCTTGTCCATATTTCTGTTCACGATACTTCATGACCACAGGTTCAACAATTTCCCAAAAACCTTGCATTGCATATTGTGTTGTCTTTTTGATACACTCTTGAACGTTAGCAGCATTCATTCCAGCCAAAAAGTCTAAATCAGCAAAGGTTGGCACTTCTCTCTTCATTATTTGTCCTCCAGCACGAAAAACAGCATCCCTAAATCTTTCTTCAACAGCATCAGCATTCTCCTCAACAGCACTCCATTTTGGTATTTTCCGTCCTTTCAAGTTTGAACCAATTAAGGCCCATTGTTCCAACAAATAATCCCTAGCATCCTGAGCAGCATAAGCAGCCAAATCCGCATAGGAAATATCTTCTTTGATGATCACATCTTGTTGAATGGGGTGCATCACATTAAATTTACAATACCGCGCTCCTTTTTGTCCATTTGGTCCAGCCGAAACTTTCACTAACAAATTTCTTCGTCTCCACAGAGCTTTCGCACTTGCCATATCTTCAGGCACAGGATAACCCATGTTTGAAGTTGCTATGATGATTTGTGATCGAAATTTTCTTCCTTTCTCGTTCAAACTAGCCATTGGTACTTGTACTTCATTGTTTGATTTCATTCTAATAAACTCGTGTACAGCATGTCCCTTTTTGTTTTGGCATATATCATCAATCATGATTATTGGTTGCCCAATATATCCCGACCAATATTCTTCATCTTCATTCCGAGCATATACACGGTTGGTATGTGGTAAATCCACAAAGTCACCAATGAAATCTCCAAGTCCATTTGCCATAGCACTCTTTCCAACACCGGGCGCACCATAGAGCCATATACAATATGGGTCAGTTCGAAAAGGTACGCTCATATTATTCTCCACAGTTGTTTTATGCATATCAGCCAAATTCTTACTTCCTTGGGCAATATAATTTGCCAAAAATTGTTCTTTCTTTCCGATACTTTCTGCAAACTCTTTTCCTTTATCCATCAGTCGCCAAATTTTCATCTGCACTTCATAGTCCCAGGCAGCTTTTGTCAGTTCATTTTCGTTCTTATAGCGTTCAATTTGAGTAAGCCAATCCAAAACTTTTGGGTAGGCCACTATTAACGCCTTCTTTGTCAGCATTCCGCCAGTGACTAAATCACAAGCCCATTCAAAAGCATACTTAAACATTTTACCTATCCATTCAAACAACCATTCAAAAGTCTTAAAGCCGGCTCCAACAACAGTTAGGTTCCGCAATTTTCCAACCATCGATTGGGCAAATCCTTTCACTCCATTTTCCATTTTTGGAACTCCTGAGGGGCACATCGAAAAGATGGCAAACGCACCCACAGCGGAAGCTACGATCTTCAATGAGCTAGCATGACGCAAAACAAATCTTGCAAATTCTCCTCCGGTATCATCTTCGTCCTCTCCTTGGAGTTCGACTGTTTCCTGATCCTCTTGCTTCGCAAACAGTGAGGATATCGAAGCGAGCAGCCAATCAAAGCTCCTCTTTACAATCTCATAGTTGAGTCCCATGCCAAGTGCTCCTGACATAAGTGCCATAGCTTTCCCGTTCCAGTCTTCAGCATTCAGGAAGGAATAAATTGCATAGCCTATTAACCCAATTCGAGCGGCGTCCCACGCCTTAGGAATGACATTCCCCATCAAATTGGATGTTTTCTCTCCAGCAGACTTCAACGCATTCAGTGTTCCATCAGCGATATTCCAAGTATTGCTGGTTTGTTCCATTAGTTTATTAAATTTTTCCAGTAAAACTGGAATTGACGTGAAGGTGTGCATTCCACCAGCGATAACTTCATTCATCGTCAATCTATAAGTAGATCCATCAACTTCATCACCATGACGCTTAAAAGCATCATATACCTCTTTGGTTACAGCCATGGTGTCCTCACTACAGGTTTCCTCTCCATCCATTTGTAATTCAGGTTTTTCATCAGCAAATTCCAACATTTTCAATTCAATCGCTTCCTGATCTTCTCTACACAGTGGTACTTCTTCCATAATAGTGCTCAATGTTGTTCTTTTCAAAGTTATCAATGATTCATCACTCATTTGCAGTTCAGGTTCCTTATGATATAAGAAAATAAAATCCTCTGGCAAAGCCCTCAATGCTTTTAGGTTGGCTTCAGTAAGTCGATGAGTGGTTTCCAAACTTCCAGTGTGAAACACAGGATGACATTGTTGTGATACTTTCAGTGACTTCTCATAACCTCCATCAGTTGTTGGACGTATTACTCTCTCTACTCCACAAAACAATTTATGTTTCAATGGTCTTCTTAGGGTCACAGCATGAATTTCATCGTAATTATCATAAATAAACTTATCATTATGCACTAAATCATACCATCCCTTATACATAAACACTTTCGGTGCTGCTCGTGGCACGAGCAGTTCAGCAGTCTCTCCAAAAGACATATACAACCAAAATTTTACAGGATCCACTGGCAAATACTTTGCATCAGTCTCCAAATTTGAGGGTGGTTTTGCTATACTTCTGTCCCAATTGTCTCTCTTAATTTTCACAAACAAACGGATTGATCCATTTTGCGTAATCGCAGAATTTCCATTTCTTGACAAAACCAATCTCGAATACTTGGCACACCAAGGCACTTCCACAGACAATTCTCCCATAACGTTTCCTTTATACAGCACATTTCCAAAGTTACACATGCGTCTAACAGCACTCCCAGAATTAACAGAGGTGTAAGCCTCACCATAATCATCGGGAATGTGAACAACAGTTGCATGCAATTCCACATCAGTTGGAAAGAAAAAGCTAAATCTTAGATCTCCACGCCAAAACGTAAAAACTTCCGTAAGCCAAGTAAGGGGTGTAACAGTATAATCATTTCCCCAATTCAAACCTATAGCAGCCAAAGCTTCCTTCGAATCACAGAATTTGCCTTTATTCGATCCAACAGATGGATAAGCATTTCCATCTCCCAAGTAACCAATATTTTGTGCTGGTGTAACTGGTATTCCAATTTCCCAATACATGTCATCAAACTCTTCAGGATTCATTCTAGCAAAAATTGTTTGCCAAGTATCAAACCAAGTATCAGTTCCATCTCTGTATCTAGGGTAAACCCATTTAGCAACACAATATTGTCTTCTCAGTCTTTGATACATGTCATTAAAATTTTCACCGAGCAATTCTTTCACACTCGCTAAACCTACATTAGTTCCATCAGTAAAGGGGTTTATTCCTTTAACTTTAGGAGCATCACATGTTAGTCCTTCATCTTCCTTATCGGCCATTTGCAGTTCAACTTCTGTAGCATCTTCTAAAGCAGCATTTCCCAAACGAACAACTGAGTCACCAGCCTTGTATTGAACAGGGAAAAGAGTCAAATCCGGTAACCATGGCAACTTCACAGCGTGGTGTCCCATATGAGCTATTGCCAAACCCCTAAACAGTGGTTCAACATTCCTTGCAGGCACAACATCAGCCCATTTATTTTCCAATCCAGTCTTGTAGACAAATTGCAGTGCAGCATCATAAGTTAATCGAGTTCTCCTAGGTATTTGACAAATAACATCTCTCTTTGACATATGTTCAGCCATTTCAAGCCAAATGCCATACAACTTCCTAAACTTAGCCAAATATTTAGTTACATAATCCTCTTGTTCAAAACCGAACAACATTTCCACAGCTTTCTTCTGATCTGCATAGGTACCAATTGAAGTTCCCCCAGTAATGGGAGTATAAGTAATATCCTCATGAGTTTTTGAAGTCTCCGTACACATTGCCCAGAGAAACTCTAAGTAACGATGTCTAAATCCTTGTCCAGCTTGTATTAAATCATTTGACATTTTTATTGTGGGCATCTTTCCAATTCCAGCAATACATGCCAAATCAGATGTTCCAGCAAACTCAAAATCAGGTCCGGCAGTAATATACAAGTTAATAGTCACAGTATCTGAAACTCCAGTTCCTTTCTTCATCTGGTTCACAACAAACATTTCAGCAATTCCACAAGCAAAATCTCCAACTACCGAGCTATCTCCAGCATCTCCACTAATTCCATACCATTTTGTTGACAAAAATGGCTGGGGTGCAGCATATTCCGTCGTTAACAACAATTCATCACTTTCCTGCAGGTCCCAAATAACTGAAGGTTGACTAATCTTTTGACATTCAGTTTCTTTTCCAGTTGTCCCTCCAGATGGTTGATAACGCAATCCTAATCTAGCAGTATGCATGGCAGTTTTCGCAGCTTGAAATCTCCAGTTCAGTGATCCTCGCCACCACAAATGGCCCATCGCTAAATAACTCAACATAGTAGGTGAAAGACCTACAATATCAGTAGTCCAATTGTCCGCTGCAGTAGCCCAAGAATTATCTAAAGCAGCAACTTTTTGTTCTCCATATGAATGTAACTTCACAGTCTTTGTCATACTTTCTCTAGTCATCATCGGGCAAACACACCAGGTGAACAATGAATCGTTTTCCTTGTGTGATGTTTTCAATGAAAATGAAGCAACATATGATTCCATTTTAAGCAAATCTTTATATGAACACGGTGCAATAGAATCCATAAATTTGTCTTTCATTGGTGTTTGTTTACAAGATGTTAAACTAAGTGATTTTGCATTCTTTGGTCCATCTCCATGAGCAGGCACGTTTGCAATCTCCAACCGAGCATTCGCAGGTGCAGCATTAGCCAACGGCGCATCCGCTGCTAATCTCGACATAGCTTTCGCTAAAGTCTCCATCAACACAGCTCCAACTTCTGGGGCAGCAGCTAAAACTTCTCCTATTCCAGCTTCCATTTGCAGCTCTAAATTGTCTCCAGCTCTCGCAACTCTGAAATATGTCTCAGGGCTTGGTACTTTCGTCTCTAAACTATAACCAGGAAAATCAATTGGAATGACGTCCTGTGCAAAGGTTATAGCGGTTGGCAACTTTGGATTCACTTGTTGATGAACTTCCCAATTTTCGAATCCCATGTACACAGAAATTGTAGCACTAACAGATGTTGAATCTCCTCCTCTCAGAGCGTTCCAGGGTCTAATATGTAAATATCCCCAATAATTATATTCAGCATGATTATCCCAATACAGTGGGAAATACTCTCTCATATTACAATGGGGAATAGTGAATTCAACAGAAGTTGATTCGCAAACATTAACCCATGCATGAGGAAAGTTAGTGAAACTCTGTGCAGTAGCATAATTTTGACGTTCTTTAAAACAAAAAGGTTCGAAATAAATTAACAATATACCAGAAGCCATCTTACTCGAATTTAATTGAATTCTTATTTTCATGTCAGCACGGAAAAATCCATAATTACACAAAATATTATTAACAGTAAGAGGTTGACACACTTTCTCTGCTTTTTGGCTCGCAAAACTGAAATATGCTCCAGGTAATAACAAAGCATCTAAACTATCATCAGTAGAAGTGGCTGAATCCCAATTATATCTCGCAATGAACATCATTCTCTCAAAAACATTCGTCATTTGTTGATTCTTTTCAGCATTAGATTCAGCTTTCAAGTTCTTTGTCTTCTTCAAGGTTTGTTTCTGTACAGTTCTTTCGTCAGCTAACACAAGTGTTTTGTTAGTTTCTCCTTTTGTAACAGCTTTCTCCTTTGGCGGATCTCTCTTCACAGCTTTTCCATCAGCCTTACTCTTCTTACCAGGTGCCTTTTTAGAGGCACTAGTTTTTCCTTTTGGTGTATCCTTCTTTCCAGCAGCAGGTGCCTTAGTTGGATCGGGAGCAGCAGCTCCTTTTAAAGGGGGCGTCGCTCCAGCTCCGTCAGACATTTGTGGTTCAGCTCCATAAACAAGATCTTCTTGCAATCCTAACACTTCAATATCTCCAGCAAGTCCTTCATCTTCATCATCAAACTCCACATAATGAACATTATCAGGATTGAAAGGTTCACGTAAAGCAACAGCAACAGAAAACAAATAATTTTGAACTTTCTTCACATATTTAACAATTTTAGCACATTCAGTAGTTTTATTAATTTTATCAACATATCTATTGCAATAATCAAGTAATTTGTCAGCTTGTCTCCAGTAGGAATGAGTAATTCCTAACAATTCAGGTTCTCCAACCAAAGCTCCTACAGGTGTTGTCGATAGGAAAGTATGAAAGGCCATGTAAGCATTATAAATAACTCTTTGTTGGCGGTGCACAAGCATTGTATCATACTCTCCTAAATTCTCAGCAAATCTTCCTATTTTACACAAAACATACATTTTCTCTTGATGTCTTTCAGCAGCATTTCTGACAGTCCTGATTGATCCAACAATAGCTTTGATGGTCTTGTTTCGCAAATTTGGTGGTGGTTGAGCATCAGCCATTTGAGACTTAGCATTACAAACATGGTTAACTAATGTTGATGAAAACTTAGATGCTAAAATAATTCTATAGCAGCATCTTGCACAAGTGCAATCAACACTCACATGTTTTAAATGATTTCTCATTTGGTCAATTTTTGCTCTTAACTTCTTAATCTTAGTTGGGCATTTCGAACTTCGCATCTTCAAAAGATTCCTAGTCATAACATCATGTTTACTCTCGCGCTTAATATACTCTTGTATATCAGCGTTATCTCCTTCAAAATCTCCAGGGTTCATTGGCACAATAATCAAGTCTTCATGATTTGGTGAAAATTCAATAGTCGTTAGCTTTTTCTTTGGTAATTCCATTGAAACTTGTCGAGGGGCATCAATAAGTTCTCCAACAGCTAACTGAATAGCAGGATTACTTACAGGCTCAAAACTAGGTGTTATACGATGCAATGATTTCTGAACTTCTTCTTTCTTCACAATTTTTCTCATGATTGAACTCAAAATACTCCAGCATGATGACAAATAAAAGGCATTCCATCTCTTCTTTCCAGAATCATTGAATTTTCCTTTCAGTTTTTGTCTAAATTTTTGCAAATCTTTGTCATACATTCTCCAAATGATGTTTAAAACACCTTGAACATTTCCGTAAGAGAAAACCAAGTCGTCAGCATTAGTGGGGCACGATAAATTCATAGACCAAATGAATGGATCTACAGGATGTCCAGCCATTACATTATGAACACCAGGCTTAGCTCGCACGTCAAAAGGTAAATCTCCTTTCCTCGTCCAAATATCGATGACTCGCTGATCTTTTCTAGCCACAAATTTAAAGAAATCTTCACTTCCATTCCAAGCAGTTTTAAAGGCACACATGTTTGAATTCATTAAGTTGTACTAGTCATAAAAGCTTTAAATCTGAAAAATGATGTCTTTCCATCAGTCCGCTGTCTTTCCAGCGTCATCACTTAAGGGATGAGAACCCCCAGTTATTCGGCGGCAGAACCATGGAAACTTGGGATTAACCACTTGAAAACTTCCATAATGCAGATGTCATATTAATTAGAACATTTCGAAACGTCTCAACGTATGTACACTCAGTTCATAGAATCGACGATCCTTTGGCGGTCCAAAGGAGGATTTCTCGAAACGAAAGGTAGTAATTAATAAAACCGGTTGCTAACCTACCAAGAAGAATCCACAAAAGTTCAGTCCAAGTAAGGTCCAATGATATATCTATCTAGCTTAAACAACGGCACGACCCAGTAAAGTTTCCCCGTAACATGTATTTGAAAGTCTTTAAAAGCTTCTCTCAGTGATATGAATTACAGAAGGTTATGAAACTAAACTATTCCGAAGAACATTTTGATAAGCTATAGGACGACATCTTACTCGGCAATTGCTTCATACAAAAATCCAGATTAACCCAGTATTCTACAAAACTTCAGTTAACAAGTATACCAACTTATATTGTTATTTTAATATTTTTACAGGTAACAATAACAATGTTACCACGAAACACTACACATAATACATATAAACAAATACAATTACATATAAACAATAATAAAAAAC